ACGGTCGACGCACATGGCGATCCTGGGCGTCCCACGGCCTACGGCCTTGTTCTCGATGAAGAACTTGCTGTCCTTGATCTGGGACCACTTCATCGGCGGCTTGACCGACAGGTAGCCGGTGACCCTTCCGGTGTAGCTCACCCTCTTCCCCTTCCAGCGGTGATCGAGATGACGATGGCCATCAGGCCGACGAAGACCATGGAGGACATCAGGGCGTGGGAGAAGAGGCTCATCAGCCCTCCGTGCAGGCGGGGAAGTCGGACTTCTCCGGGCACCGGTCGTAGTCCACGCGGCGCACGTCCTGCTCGAACAGGCCGTCGGCGTTGCGGATGAACAGCTCCGGCTCCTCCTTGCACCCGGCGAGGGAAAGCGGGAGGGCGGCCTTCAGGAACTTCGGGATCTTCACCGGCTTCGCGGGCTTCTTGTCCAGCTCGACGCCCTTGGACTTCTTCACCGGCCGCTCGGTCCGGACCGGCGCGCTGCTGGCCGGTGCACTCCGGCCCGGCGCACTGCTGGCCGCCTTCGAGGGAGCCGTGGAGGGGGTCCGGTTCGACGAGCGCGGGGCCTCGGCGGTGTCGGGGGTGTCGCTGGTGCTCGTGCTGGACCTCGGCGGCGGCTTCGGCCTTCCGGCGACGGCCGCCTGGAATCCGATCGGGGCCATCGCGACATCCTCGCCGGGGCAGTCGTAATCGATCTGCCGGGCCTCGACGACGCCGGAAACCTCGTACCGGTACGAGTCACCGGCACACCCTGCCACCAGCGAAATTGCGCCGATGGTTGAAGCCAGGATCAAACTGCTCTTTTTCTTCACGTTGAATCTCCTTTCCAGTTACTAGTGTTGCAGAAAACCGTGTTTCTGTCGAGCTGAATCTTCGTAGATCTGTGCGAGGCTAGCTTCATCACTACGGAAGGAGAGGGCCTTGGCCACACCTCCGAGCGCAACCGCCTTCGCAAACGCACTGCGGGCGGAAGGCTGCAAGGTCGTCGAAGTGGGCGACTGGGAGCACCACAACCGCAACCACAAGGGGCCGTGGGGCCCGGTTTACGGCGTGATGATCCACCACACCGTCACCCGGGGAACGGCGAACACCGTACGGATCGTGAAGGACGGGTACTCCGGCCTCCCCGGTCCGCTCTGTCACGGCATGATCGCCAAGGACGGAACGATTCACCTCGTCGGCTACGGCCGCACGAACCACGCCGGTCTCGGCGACGACGACGTGCTGCGCGCGGTCATGACCGAGAGCGCACTGCCGGTCGACAACGAGGCGAACACCGACGGCAACCGCGCCTTCTACGGCTTCGAGTGCGAGAACTGGGGCGACGGTTCGGACCCCTGGCCCGCCGCCCAGCTCGAAGCGATCGAGCGTGCCTCGGCCGCCCTGTGCCGCCTGCACGGCTGGAAGGCCGAGAGCGTCATCGGGCACCGCGAGTGGCAGCCGGGGAAGCCGGACCCCAACGGCTTCACCATGTCCTCCATGCGCGCACGCGTACGCGCGAGGCTGGCGCACGCGCCGAACGTCCCCACGCCGCCCACCAACGGCTCCACGTACACCGTGAAGCCGGGCGACACGATGGCGGGCATCGCGAAGGCCCTCGGCGTCACCGTCGAGGCCCTGTTCGCGGCCAACCGGGACCGCGTGAAGGACCCGGACGAGATCTTCCCGGGGCAGGAACTCGTGATCCCGCCGCCGAAGACCCCGCCGCCGCCGAAGAAGCCGGTCGTCGACCTGTCGCGACTCGTCTCGGCCGCGCGCAACGATCCGTCGAAGAGCGGAACGCCGGTCAGCTACAGCGGTGTTTCGATCCTCGAAACCGCGCTGGTCGACGCGGGCCTGCTCGCCAAGAAGTACCGCGACGGCCACTACGGATCGAGCACGGTCTCCGCATATGCCGCCTGGCAGCGCAAGTGCGGCTACCGTGGCACCGATGCCGACGGGATTCCGGGTATGACCAGCCTGAAGAAGCTGGGCGACACCCACGGATTCACCGTCGTCGCCTGACCCTCGAAGGAGGAAATCCTGATGTCCGACCTCGACCTTCCCGACGGCGAGACCGTCGTCAAGACGGCCGCGATCTACGCCAAGGATCTGGCGGAGCGCGTCGTGGCCACCTTCGTCGTCACGGCGGCCGGTGTCGCCGTGGCCGCCGGACCCGGTGACATGTTCTCCGCCTCCTTCTGGGAGACGGTGGCCGCCGCCGGTATCGCCGCCGCCGGTTCCCTGCTGAAGGGCATGGCGGCGCGGGCGTTCGGCACCAAGAACAGCGCCTCCCTGGTCAAGGGGGCCTGATGCGCACGGCGGTCCGCAGGATTCAGAAGCTGCTGGGCCGCCGTGGCGCTGCGCTCCTTCTTCTCGGGGTGTCTCACGTGTGCTTCGGGCTGGGCTACGTCGTCCAGCCCGAGGTCACTTCCCCCGGCCTCGTCGTGCTGACCCGCTGGGCCAGCCTGTACTGCTGGACGTTCGTCTGGCTGACGTGCGGGCTGGCCGCGTTCGGGTCGGCATGGCTCCGGGTCGGAAGGGACTGGCTCGGCTTTTTCGCCGCGCTGATACCGCCGTTCCTGTGGGGATCGGCGTTCTTGTGGAGCGCATTGACCGGCGACTACCCGCGTGGACTGGCGGTCGCGGCCTGGTACGTGATCGGGCACGTTGGACTGATTCTGTGGGCTGCGACGGTTCCCGAGTTCTCCCTACCCCGTCCAGTCCGGAGGGAGCGGAGATGACCGAAGACTGGGGGGCCCTGGTGCCCATCGTCGGAGCAGTGCTGGGGGCGGTGGCCCTTCTCGGGTCCGGCCTGTTCGCGGCTCGGGCGACGAGGGCGGCGGCCCGCATGACGACGGAGGCGCAGCGCGCCACCGCGCTGGCTTCCGCAGAGCCCGCGCAGCGCCAGGCCGACCTGGCGACGTTCCGGGAGATCCGGGACGGGCTGGAGCGGAAGCTGGACCAGCAGGAGAGGCGCGTGGACAGCCTCACGTCGCTGGTGCGGGCCTTCTCCTGGTACGTGTCCGAGTTGACGGGACACATGAGGGGCCAGGGCATCGATCCGCCTGCGCCCCCTGAGCGCATCCAGGAGTACAACCGCTCGGGCGTCTGAGAAGAGGGGCACCGGGCTGGGGTGCCCCTCTCTCACTTGTCCCCGTACAGCGAGGACATCCGCGACCGCTTGGTGAGGTTGTTCAGCTCCACGTCGAAGTCGATGGTGCCCTCGGTGAGCAGACGCCACCGCTGGACCGGGGACTTCTGGCCGGGCCGGTACAGACGGCCTTCTGCCTGCTGGTTCGCCACCGTGTCCTCGGTGGCCGAGGCGATGATCTCGCACCGGCAGACGTCCTTGATCCAGTCGACGCCTTCCGCGAGGGACTGGGTCTGTGCGATCAGGACGCGCCACTCCTTCCCGAAGCCGGTCTCGATCTTCTTCCTCTTGGCTGCCGTCGTCTTCATCGTCCACGAGACAGCCTGGCTTCCGATCGCCTGCTCCGCCATGCGGGCCCACTTCGCCGACGACGTCCACAGCAGGACGGGCTCGTCGGGCGGGAGGTCGCGCAGGATCTCCAGGACCGCATCGATCTTCGGCTGCGGCATGTCGGGGTTGTAGGAGATGTCAGGCTTGTACTTCCCCTCGACCTCCGTGGCCAGGAGAGTCCCGAGCGCGGCCTGCCGGAGCCTGGTCCGCTGCTCGATCGGGAGGGACGCACCCACGGGCATGTCGTTGATCCAGGCCAGGGACTGCTTCTTGAAGTCGGCGTACTGCTCGGCCTGCTCTTCGCCCATCGACACCACGACCTGGCGTTCGACGATCGGAGGCATGTCGGCGACGACCTCCTCCGTGCGATAGCGAACCACGGCGGGAATGCCCCGCCAGACCGCTCCCGGGAACTTCTCCTTTCCGATCTTCTTGACCGACTTCTTCTGGCCGCCGGAGTAGTAGGAGTCGTCCTCGATCTCGAAGTGCTTCTCCGCCCACTGCCAGAAGTTCGGGAACAGGTTGGGCCAGATCAGGTTCAGGAGAGCCCACAGGCCCTCGGGACGGCCGCCTCCGGGCGTGGCCGACAGGGCCAGCATCTGGGTCGCCTTGATGCACTTGAGCACCTGACGTGGCACGCCCTCGCGGTTGCAGGCGCGGTGCGCCTCGTCGAGGATCACCAGATCCCATGTTCCGGTCCGGCTCCATGGCGGCACGGTGCCCTCACGCATGGCGCGCAGAGCGGACGCCTTGGTGGCCTTGGGCTCCTTGCGGATGCGGTTGCGGCCCTTCGACGCCTTGCGCCGGATGTCCTCCGGGATGCCGCCGTGCATCGCGTTCCAGCTCATGATGAACACGCCCGGCTGCTTCTTGAGGATCAGCCCCCAGTTCTCGGTGTCGGTCCGGTGTGTGCCCGTGATGTGCAGCAGGCCCCGGTCGCGAAGGGCGGGGAACTGCTCGGCGAACGTAGCCTCCCACTGCCGGGGCATCGTCGCGGGGGCGATCACCAGGACGCGCGGGGCGCGGCCGAGGTCCAGCACGCGGCACGCCTCGACCGAGGTGACCGTCTTACCGGCACCGAGGCCCGAGGCGTTGATGCCGCCCCGGGCCAGAATGCCGACCGTCTCCACCTGGTACGGCCTGAGCTTCTTCACCTGACGACCTTCCGGTCCCCTCGGGTCCGGGTGTAGACACGGACGTTGTCCGCCGCGTTGCGGCGCTGGCCCATCAGGTCGCTGGAGACCTCGCCGTCCGTCGTCACCCAGCCGAAGGAGCCGGTGGCGATGTACCCGCTGTCGATCGGGACGAAGAAGGTCCAGCCGGAGATCTCGTCGCTGAAGCGCCGCGCCTTGACCGGCCGGAACTCCTTGGCCGTCGGGAACTTCTCCAGAACCGCCTGCTCGTGGATCACGCCCTTCACCCTTCCTTCCCGAGACGCCTGCGGGCGACCTCTCGCCGCGCGGCGGTCACGTACTTGCGGCCCCAGCGGGCTGCGGTCATCGAGATGAACTGGTCCAGCCGGTCGCGGATCTCGATCGCCTCGGCCAGACTCAGGTGCGGGTCCATGGCCTTGACGGTCGGCGACTCGCCGACCGTCAAGGCCATGGACCCGCACCTGAGTCTGGCCGAGG